TTTGTAACGTCACCGTCCCCCTGCCCGGGCTACAAAGCCCCTCGCAGGCAGAACCCTTTTGGGTCTGGCCGTCTATGACGGGGTACTTGGACACTGTTGTCCAACCAGATGGGAAGGGGTTAGGCGAGACGAGTCCCTTGAGGAGTAGTGAACCTCTTGTGCAGTCTCTTCGCCATGTCACAAAACCAGTAGGACCCTCGGCAACTTGTGTTACTTCGAGTCTGTCATCCTTCTGGTCGGGAATTTCTGAACTTCGTTCTCCGGTATTGCCTTCAAGCGTACTTGAGAGCAAGGAAACTATTCCCGAACCTGCCACGGTCGAAAGCGCAGCTGACGATCCACGCCAGCTGGCTGAGTTCCTGTTTAAGTATAGGAAAAAGCCGGTTGATCCCTCGCGTGTAAACGATTTCTTTTTAAAATCAATAAGACGCATTTACCAAATATGGAGGGTTTTTGGGTTCTCGACGGATAAGGAATTTGATCTGTCAAGAACAATGCGCCGTGTACATATGATCCATAAGACTAATAAGAATTTTGGATGTATGGCCCCGTGTAAGACGATTAAATTTATTTTGATAAGTTTTTGGCGTCATCACAGTGGCCTACCCTATGAACACGACAAGAGTTTTGAAACTCCGCTCACCAACCCTGGTGTCATTTTGACGGGTCGTGGTAAGCGTTTTGTTGCTGCTCTGCAACGACGTAATTGTGTGAACTTTCAAATATTTCTTAACACACACCTGATCAGTATAAAAGGTGGTCTACCTAGGCCCGATCAGGAGGCGCTGAAAGAAGCACAGGTTGATTGGTTCCAGAAGATCTTTACTGGAACCAGGGCAAAAGCAAACGACGAACTCAAGTTTCGCATCAGGCAAAAGGTGCATGAGCTAGTCGGTTTTAAAAGGGCGACCATTCATGAAATTTATAATAAGCCCAGAGTTCCATCTACATCCGCTAATTATGTTTATTCGCGTGATGATGGAGGATGTGTTTCAGCAGTACTGTCTAGCGATTTTTATGCTAAGAGGCAGTGCTTGAGCTGGGATGATCTGCAGACGGAAATGTCGGTCTTGTGGTCATCTAACAAGTCGGTGGACGGTTTGACCTTACCCCTCTTTCGGGAAGGGAAGATCTGTCCGGATTTGTTAGTTGACCGTACAAAGATTGACGAAGATTTTCGCGCGTGTTTGGAAAATGCCATAGGCGAAGCCTGGGTTGAAGACCCAAAGGTTAAACCGGTGGCGTTGGCCGAAGCGCTAAAAGTCCGCATGATTACCAAATGC